TTCGAGCAGTGCCCTGCGCAGTTTGACTACCTGTATGTGTCCAAGCGTGTACAGAGCACGATGAGCGAGGCATCAGAGTACGGCGACAGGGTGCACAAGGTACTGGAAGCCAAGGGTAATGGATCACTGGATGAGAGCACGCTGACACTGGAAGGTAAGCAGTCACTTGAGCGCTGGGGTGCACTCGTTGACAAGATCACATCACGTCCCGGCGAGAAACTGTTCGAGCATCAGATGTCGGTCAATCGTCAGTTGCAGCCCGTTGACTGGTTCGCCAAAGACGTGTGGATTCGCTCGATTGCTGACGTGCTGGTTGTGGACGGTGACACGGCGTACTGCCTCGACTACAAGACGGGCAAGGTCAAGGAAAACCCCACACAGCTGCAGCTGTTTGCGGCCATGGTGATGTGGCACTACCCACAGGTGAACAAGGTAAAGACCTCGTTTATCTGGCTCAAGTTCGACGAGGTGACAAACGCCACGTATGAGCGCAGGTTCCTTGACTCGCTGTGGCGGGCACTGGAGCCACGCTTTGACATGGTGCAGGAAGTCATTGACCTCGGCGTGTTCAAGACAAAGCCATCGGGCCTGTGCCCGTGGTGCCCAGCGAAGGGGTTTTGCCCTGACGCGAGATTGAAAGGTAAACGATGAAGAACGACATAAACAACACAGCTAGAACTGACTTCACCAAACCAACACTGGAGCCAGTCAAGTATGAGCGCGGAGTTCCGCTATTTGACTCCCGTGCCGTACTAACCATTGTGACAAACGATATAGCTGCATCAGATTCTCAACACATTACTAGAAGGATGAAACACATGAGCCAAGACATGATTAACGCGAGCAAAGTTATCAACGATGCTGAAACAATACTCGATAACTCACTGACGAAGTACGAAGCAACAGCCAAAGCGTTGGCTACTACTGCCAAGCGTACGTCTGGAGATGTACGCAAAGCTGCTGATGACTTAGCGTCTGGTTTATCGAAAGTAGAAAAGACTGCCAACTTCGCCAATCTCGAAAAGTACGTGCAGCTACTTGAACGCGCAGCTACGGCCATGCAGCAATTAGCTGAGCTTGAGAAATTGGGGAAGTTAGACAAAATTGCTAACGCTCTAAAGTAAGGCGAGTCATGAAGAAAGAAGAAGATGTCAAAAAGGTGGTCAAGTCCGTACTCAAGAGCACACCGAATTGTTGGTGGTTTATGCCGCCTGCGAATGGCTTCGGTCGCTCTGGTATCCCTGACTTTGTGGGCCATGTCAATGGTCACTTCTTTGCTGTGGAAACAAAGTTCGGCAAGGGCACTACTACAGCGAATCAAGAGCGCGAGATCGCGGACATAGACCAGTGTGGTGGCAAAGTGTGGATTGTGCGCGAGACCTCAGTGGACTCGTGGCAGCTCGAATTTAAGGCGTGGGCCGCTCTATGCTCGTAATCCCTGACAAGCGCAAGATCATCATCAACAGCAATGAGAACGCAGCTGTAGCGCGAGCCATCCCCCATGCCAAGCTGTTGCAGCACAACGGCGAAGACATGCTGGCCATGCCCTATGGTGTTGACGAGTCGATGGTTCTCAAGAACCTCGGCTTCAGTGTGCCTGCTCCGATCTTGCAGTACTACAACTGGCCCGGTCGCTTCACGGCGATGGATCACCAGAAGGACACTGCAGCGTTCTTGACCATGCACAAGCGTGCTCTGTGCCTCAACGCGCCGGGTACTGGCAAGTCCATCAGTTCGCTGTGGGCTGCTGACTTCTTGCTGGACGAAGGCATTGCACGCAAGGTGCTTATCATCGCTCCGCTGTCCACGGTGAAGGTTGTCTGGGGTCGTGAGCTCAAGCATCACCTGCCGCATCGCTCGTTCGTTGTGTGCACGGGTACAAAGCAAAAGCGCATCGACCTACTCAACACGCCCGGGGTGCAGTACGTCATCATCAACCATGACGGATTCACCAACATGCAAGCTGAGCTGACTGGCTTCGACGTGGTGATCTATGACGAGGCGACAGCGCTCAAGTCACCGAGCTCGCAACGGTACAAGATGTTCTCCAAGTGGATGACCAAGCACCAGCCATGGCTGTGGATGCTGACGGGTACGCCCATCTCGCAGACACCCGCTGACGCGTGGACACTGGCACGGCTCGTTGACTCGCCAAGTTGCCCCAAGAGTTTCACCACGTTCAAAGACATGGTGATGCAGAAGGTGACGACGTTTAAGTGGACGCCGCGCCATGACGCGTTGGAGACATGTCGCAAGGTACTGCAGCCGTCAATCCGGTTCTCGCTGGACGAATGCAAGGACTTGCCTGACACCAACTTCGTTGGCCGCAAGACTGAGTTGACGAAGCAGCAGGAAAAAGCCTTCAAGGATATGAAGGACAAGGCCGTGACGATTTTCTCAGCGGGTGAAGTGACTGCAGCGAACACAGCTGTGATGCTGAGCAAGCTGTTGCAAATTAGCTGCGGTGTGGTGTACGGAGACGGCACTACGATTGCCATCGACGCCTCGGAGCGGTATAATACCCTCACGGAATTACTCACAGAGATCGGCGACAAAGCGATCATCTTCGTGCCACTCAAGGGTGTGCAAGTTTGGCTTCAAGAGAAGCTGACCGCAGATGGTTTCGACGTTGCGATGGTCAATGGTGATACGAGCAAAAAGGATCGTGACCAGATATTCAACGACTTCCAGCACACGGACAGACCACAGATTTTGTTGGCTCACCCCAAGGTTGCTGCGCACGGTTTGACTCTGACACGCGCCAAGGACATCATTTGGTTTGCACCCATTTACTCACTTGAGCAATACGAGCAGGCCAATGCGAGGATTCGCCGGTTGACAACAACTGGCAAAACGACTGTGTGGCACATCTGGGCCACCGGCTTTGAGGCAGAGCTGTACCGCAGGCTCCGCGCAAAGAAAAACACTCTTGCGGAATTTTTGACACTGGTGCAAGGCATCAACAGTGACGAGTAGGAAACGAGGTAACTGAATGAACTATGACATTGCCGCAGAGCGGTATTTGCAAGTTCGCAATCAGATCGAAAGTCTTGAACGCGAACACAAAACAGCCAAGGCTGCACTTACTGAAAAACTTGTAGCGCTAGAAAACTGGATGACAGCCAAAGCGCAAGAGGACGGACTGGAGACAGTCAAGACTCCACATGGTACGGCCTATTGGTCTACCCACCACACAGCAACAGTTGGTTCTCGTGAAGAGTTCTTCAACTTCTGCAAAGAGCACGATGCTTGGGACATGGTTGAGTCCCGTGCGTCAAAGACGGGAGTCAAGAGTTACATCGAGGCTCACGGTGCACCCCCACCCGGGGTAAATTTTTCATCGGCAAAAGTGTTCAATATGCGCAAAGCGCAATCCAAGGAGTAAACAAATGAGCAACATGATCGCAAACGTCCCAGCGCACATCGCAGCGCGTATCGCAGCCCGTCAACAAGCAGGCACCAAGTCCAGCGTGGCCTCGGCTATCGTCAGTGATGGCGTCAGCATTCCACGCATCAGCATCCGTGCTGGCCGCTATCGCCTGAACGAAGAGGGCGTTGAGACCACCGTGGGTGTCACGCTCGACACCATCATCGTGGGTGCCAACCCACGCGTGTCCAAGGTGTTCTACGCCAAAGCCTTCGATGCCTCGGCAGAGAACGTCCGCCCTGACTGCTGGTCTAACGATGGCCTCAAGGCCGATGCAAGCATCGAGTCCCCTGTGCACAGCGCCTGCGCTGACTGCCCCAACAACGTGCTGGGCTCCAAGATTCTGCCCTCCGGTGCCAAGTCCAAGCTGTGCGCTGACCAGCGTCACCTCGCTGTTGTGGCTGCTGCTGACCCCACAAAGGTCTACAGCCTGACTGTGCCTGTAAGCGGCATGAAAGCTCTGCGTGAGTACTTCAAGGAACTCGGCAACTACGGCATTGGCCCAGAAGAAGTCGTGACCGAGTTGGGCTTCGACGACGCTGCCAGCTTCCCCAAGATCACCTTCAAGCAGAAGGGTTATGTGCCAGAGAAAGCCATCAACCGTGTGGACACTTTGCTCGAAAGCGACTCTGTTAAAGTTGCGACTCGTCAAATGGCACCACAGGCTGCAGGTCCAGCACTCGCAGCGCCGAAGGCCCAAACCGCTATCGCAGCACCAGCCGTAGACGACGCATACGAAGAGGAAGCAGCAGCGCCAGCCCCGGCACCTGTTGTTTCTGCGCAACCCAAGGCGAAGCCCACAGTTGCCCCAGTAAAAGCGTCGGATGAATTGGCTGCAAAGCTCGACAGCTTGTTTGACGAGTAATAGAATTCTCGAAAACAAACCCCCCCGGCTAAGGCCGGGGTTTTTCATCTAGGGGCAAGTCTTGGACACCAAACACTTTTTTACTCGCGTCTTTGCCCAGCTCGACGAACTCGTTATCAGCGTCCACAAACCAGACCCAAGCGGCAAAGTTGCGCGTGGTTTTTTCTGGAACAGGGGCTCGTTCACCGATCTCGACGAAGCTGTAGCAGCTATCTCACAATGGGACTCAGAGCCCAACACCACGGTCTACTTCGGCGTGGGTGCATTTGCAGGTCACGGCTACACCGATGACGGCAAACAGAAGTGGTATCGAAAACAAGAACACGCAACATGGTTCAAGGCTCTGGCCCTTGACCTCGACATCGGCGTAGACAAACCGTACGCCACTCAGAAAGAGGGCTGGGGCGTCATGCAGGAGGCACTGAAGAAGATCGGTATGCCGTCGCCCATGGTCATCTCGTCTGGTAACGGCATTCACCTGTACTGGCCACTCACTCAACCAATCAGCAAAGCACACTGGGTCAAGGCATCCACAGCGTTGCGCGTTGCGCTCGAAGAGCATGGAGTTGAAATTGACACCTCAAAGATTCACGACCCATCCATGGTGCTACGCCCAGTCGGCACGCACCACAAGAAGCAACAGCCGTGGAAAGATGTCCGGTGTGTTGCGGATTGCCCAGACCACGATGCAGTTGCGCTCTTCGGCACACTCAAGCCGTGGTTCGGTAAAGCCGCAGCAGTTGCGGCCAAGGCCACAGCACCGCGCAAGGGCGGCAAGTCTTCCATACTGGACGCAGTGCTCAACTCCAACGACGTGGTACTTGACGCCGTGGCAAGCCGCTGTGCTCAAGTGGGCGCTATTGTTGCCTCTGGTGGCGTCCTTGATGCCGCTGGACGTCCTGTAGAAGAGCCACTGTGGCGTGCATCACTGGGCTTGGCCAAGCACTGCACGGACGTGTCAGAAGCAGTTATAAAACTGGCTGGGTTGCACAAAGACTTTGACCTCAACACCAACCTCGACAAGATCAACGGCTGGAAGGGCACAGGCCCGACAACCTGCGCCAAGTTCGAGCAGCTGTGTGCCAAGGGCTGCGAAGGGTGCCCGAGCCGTGGCAAGATCACAAGCCCTGCACAGTTGTCAGTGGTTACGGAGACTGCCATCGAGACCGATGAAGGCGAAGAGGTTGTGCTGTCACTGCCACCGACCTACGTGCTGCAGAACAACCAGATTTTCCGCGAAGTCAAGACTGAGATCGTCACGCAGGATGCTAACGGCAACGACGTGGCGCAAGAGGTCGTAGAGCTGGATCATGTGAGCCAGTACGAGATGCACATCACGGGTGTGTACAACGACAACGAGAGCGGCAAGGCTGCATTCAAGTTGCTGGTCAAGTACCCGATGACTGGATGGAAAGAGACAGAGCACGAGATCGCAGTGCTGGCTTCCATAGGCAAAGACTTCAGCAGCTTCTTGCTGAATCGTCAGGTCTTTGTGAAGAGCATCCCCCAACAAGAAAAACTGAGAGGCTACTTAATGGATTACTTATCAATGGTGCAGAAGCAGGCACCGACAGGACAAGACTTTGTCAGCTTCGGTTGGCAAAAAGACGGCTCGTTCATGTGCGGCGAAGTGCTGCTCGGCGCTGGTCACAGCGGTATCGACACACGCCTTCGTGGCCCAGCCAAGTCGTTCGCTGATCTGATCGGTGCCCATGGCTCCCGTGACGAATGGGTGCGTGGCATGGATATGCTGAACAACCCGGGCACTGAGACGATACGCTCCGCCACCTTGCTCGCATGCACAGGCATCATCGGGGCAGCCGCTGGCAACGCAACAGCCGTGGTGTCGATTTACTCAACAGAAACTACGACCGGCAAGACACTGGCCCTGATCGCTGCCAACAGCCTGATCGGTCACCCCAAGCAGCTGTTCTTGAACCAGAAAGATACGACCAACGCGCTGTACAAAATGCGCGGCGTACTCAACAACCTGCCATGCTGCATTGACGAGATGACTGCAGCTGACGACAGAGACATTGCCGACATGGCGTACCAGTTGAGCATGGGGCGTGAGAAAGTCTCCATGACCAAGGACCGTGACCTGCGTGATCCGGCTACGTGGAACGGCCTGACGCTGATGACGACAAACATCTCCCTGCACCAGAAGTTCGAGGGCGCACAGGCGGGCAACGAGCCACTCAAAGCACGATGCCTAGAGCTACCCCAGCATGACCGCACGTTTGTCGCTACACGGCCCGATGGCAAGAGCGATGGCTATGAGTTCTTCGACATCATGGCTGAGAACAACGGCTGGGCATTCCCTGAGCTGGTGCAGGCTGTGATCGACAACGGTGGCCAGAAGGCTGTGTGGGAGGCTGCAGAGCGTTCGTTCGACAAAGTGTTTGGCTTCGTGTTCGAGCCGCAGGAGCGCTTCTATCGTACGGCCATCATCGCTGCATGGGGTATGGGGCGCATTGGCCAGAAGCTCGGCCTGTTCCCGTTCGATGTGCAGGGCACCATCCAGTACCTGATTGAGCA